GGATGATTGCCCCTATTGTCAAGAAGGGAACTTCTTTGGAGAGAGTTTACAAGAGGACCTTAACAACAAGGTTCGCCACATTTTCACAAATGTAGGATTTGTCAACAGATTTGACTATTACGCTATGCGTAGATTGATTTTTGATGCTAAAAATCAACCAAAGTCTCTCTTTGAATTTTACCGGAAGAGGATAGATTCAGTTAATGGACCAGGATGTTTCCATGTTATGTTACATGGAGGGTTAGATAAACACCCACAATTTGCGTCAGCAACATTTGACGACAAAGAAGTACAAGCCTTTGAAAGGAAGTACAATGAAATCCTGAAACGTGAAGCTGAAGAGAAAGGGTACACCTATGACCAAGTGTATTCTAAAATGACTGGAGAAGGCAGAAGAAAAGCCATGACCAAAGAATCAATGAATATGAAGGATGCAAGAAGACCAAACATCCGAATTGAATCCGCAGATTTTGAGATTGAAAGTTTCAATCAGAAAGATGCAAGACGACCAAACATCAAAATTGAAAGTTTTGATAGGAAAGAGGCGCGAGCCCCCAGAATGAGAGTTGAACAACAAGCTTTTGAAGCCGAAGGAAACCCTTCAGCAGCAGCATACTTTGAAGCAATGAAAAGTGTGTATGAGGATGCGAAGGTAATTCCTGAGGGCCTTTTGGATCATAACGCTTGGGAAGTAATTTCCAAGAAAGTTTACCGTAATCAATTCATCCTGACGACCACGGATGGAGCGGAAATCGCGAAAGGGTTGTTCATAAGAGGAACTTGTGCACTGATGTACAAGCACTGGAAAGCAAATTGTCCAGTCGATGATTTGCAATGCCGATTTTTGGATGGCAGGCCGTATTTTAACTTCAAGCTTTCGACTGTGAAAGTTCTGGACTTTGAGACGACAAGAGGAGAAAAGGAAGATCTCATATTGATGGTTTTCCCAAGAACATGTCCCCAGTATCCGGATCTGATGTCTCACTTTGTGACTGCACAAGATCTTCCCCGCGTGGAAGGTCGAAGTGCACAGCTTTGTGGGATAGTAGATGTGAATGATGGGAATTTTGTGTCGTACAATTTACAGAACTTGACAGTTGAGTGCGAGGATGCCTCATACTCAATGGACGATGGAACAACATACAATTGCAGGAAAGGATACATGTACAAGGCAGAAACCAAAGGAGGTGACTGTGGAAGCATCTTAGTTTTGAAAGATGCAGCCTTTGATAAGAAGATCATTGGCATACATGTTGCAGGAGCAAATGGATATGGATTTTCGATGTGCTTATATCGAGAAAAGATTGAGAAGGTGCTTCAGAAGGCAGGATGGGAAGCTCAGTGTTTCCCCCCTCTGAATCTGATCAACTGTGTTGATTCAAAAGTTCCGGAAGGAGCATTTTTCCCAATTGGAAAAATGCCCTTTCCAGCAGGAACTGTTGGAACATCAACGTTGCAAAGAACGACCATCTCGGGATGTTGCATGGAATCTGAAAAGATGCCAGCATTTTTGAAACCCATTCTCATTACCAAAGACGAAGGGGAACCAATTTATTGGGACCCATTGTTTGAGGGACTGAAGAAATGTGGAAAAGTATTGACTCCACTCTCAGAGGAAACTATGGGAATTGTTGTTGGTGATGTAGCTAGAGTATACATAAACGCCACTCCGTATTCACGGAAACGCTGTATTTACAGTGTAGAAGAGGCCATTTTTGGCACTCCTGGCGATGAGTATTTTAGCTCGTTAACGACTTCAACTTCCCCTGGATTCCCCTGGGGACTGACGAAAGAACCACGAATGGGAGGAAAGAGCAGCTGGATAAATTTGGATGAAGGATTCGTAGCAGAAGAACTGAAATATCACGTAGAAAAGAGGATTGATTTTGCCTTAGTTGGCCGCCGATATCCTACTTTATGGATCGATCTGTTGAAAGATGAAACAAGACCAATTGAAAAAGCAGCAGCAGGAAAAACCAGAGTCTTCTCTGGGTCACCACTGGATTTTACAATTGCTTGCAGAATGTACTTCGGTGCTTTTGTAGCAGCCCAGGCAGAAGGAAGGATACTAAACGAAAGTTTGGTTGGAACCAACTGTTATGGAGAGGACTGGAATCTTGCAGCTAAAACTTTGCTTACACACGGAGATCGTGTTGTGGCCGGAGATTATTCGAACTGGG